ACCCGGCTCATTACCCCCAATAAATGATAAAACTTCATCTATGGCATCTTGGCTTAAAGCACCTGCAGCTATTGATAATGGCACAATGCTTCTGGCGTTAAACGTCACATTACCACTTTCAGTTACGACAAATGCAGGACCATCATCGTTAGTTGCGTTAATAAGAAAACCGCCACCCAGCATAGCGTAAGCACCGTTACTTCCTTCATAACGTATGCTTCCAGTTGCTTCAATAGTTTTAGCAAATAACTTATCGGTCATTGCTTGGTTTACAAATAAAGCGTTTGCACTAACTGACTCTTCAACTATTAAACTACCATCTAAAACCAGTCCAGCAGCTTGCCAAATAGATCCATCATAAAATTTAGTTGTTGACCAAGCAGGAGCTGTTATCCTATATAAAGTTACTCGGTCATTTGTTTGTGCACCTCCCGGACATGCACTGTCAGCTAAAGCATCTGCTGTTGCGTTACCGTTAGGCCAACTTGCAGCGGTACTGATTTTTTCATACCAGCCTGAACCTCTTGGACCTAGTAACCCGTCTTCACCTCTTAAATCGTCAAGAAAAACCCAAGTATGGGGAGAAACCGATGTTTTTATAAATGTTAGATTTCCGTTTGCTAAAGCAAAATCGTCAACTATACCTACTGACCAATCGGCTGAAACACCGGTAACAGAGTACCAAGTATTTCCGTTAATGCCGTCTGATCCGTTTAAGTCTGCTAAAAATGCTGCTTCGTTTTGTCCTCCGTTGGCATTAGACCAAACTTGAAATGCAGATAAACCTGTTTCACCTACTAAGTTTTTTACAAATATCCAAGTGTGGGGATTGATAGATGTTTTTTTATAAACATCGCTTCCGTCAGACAAAGCAAAATCGTTAACAACTCCGTCTACCCAATCTAGAGAATTTCCAGTAACGGAGTACCAAGTGTTTCCATTAACACCATCTACAACGTTTAAAGTTTCTAAAAAAGCTTCTTCACTTTGGTTACCGTTAGCAGCAGACCAAATTTGAAAAGCGGATAGACCTTGTGGGCCAATTAAGTTTTCTACAAAAACCCAGGTGTGTGGACTAATAGAAGTTTTTTTATAAACTAAATTACCGTTAGACAAAGCAAAGTCATCAACTACGCCTTCAGCCCAATCTGCTGAAGTTCCTGTTACCGAATACCACGTATTACCGTCAATTCCGTCAACCGCATTTAAGGTTGCTAAAAAAGCAGTTTCGTCTTGATTTCCGTTAGCAGAAGACCACAACTGAAATGCAGATTGTCCTGATTTAGATTTTGATAAAGCAAAAATTTTACTTAAAGTTGGGTAACCTGCTCGTATAGCTGTAAAAGTAACAGTACCGTTGTTTGATACCATATCACTAACTGTGTATAGAGAATCTACTAACGATCCGGTAATACCATTAGTAAGCGTTATCGTAATTGTGTAAGAGTCTGTTATCTCTAACAAACCTAAAAATATACGCAATTTTGAAAAAGCTAGAGTGTAGTTACCGTTTAATCCTTCGCTATCTGTGTATATTACGTGAGAATCGTTACTTAAAGTAACCGTAATACCTTCACCAACAAAACCTTCAGATAAAATTTGAATAGTGTTAGCTAAATCTGCAGGTATGTTTGATGCAGGCTCCCAATAAGTGTTATCGGCATCTAACAACGGGTTGTGATCTATATTTCCGTTTGATACAGAAGACCACATTTTTCCGTCAACAGTAACTACTATTCCTCCTTGAGGGTAAACAGTTGTTGAGTTGTACGCAGACAAAAATTGAAACAAAGTCCAATAAGGATTACTGCCGGGTAAGTCAGTTGGGATATTTCCAATATTGTTTACATCGGTAGATATATAAAATTCGTCACCTACTTTAGCAACTGAATTTATTCCGTAAACGTAGTTAAAAACCCAATCATCAAAATCAAAAGGTTCAATTAAAACTGCAGGCCTTTCTACAAAAGGTGGAGTAGTAGTTGTGCTATCAAACACAAAAATATCCATTTTAGATTTTATTAAATAATCCGCATCTGTACCTATAACCAGTCTAACTTTCCACAAGCCTTCTAGCTCTGGGGTAAAAGTAGCTGTAATACTTCCGTTAGAGGTTGCTGTAGGGGGAACATAGTTTTCGGGTAATAGAGGGGCAACTACGTAAGTTACCTCTCCTAAAGGATTTACGTAGACTAGATCTAAGGTGTTTAGTTCAGGAGGGTTAGCAGTTTTAATTATCTCCCATTCAAGGGTTAACTCATTGCTTAGGAGATACATTTATAATTTACTCTCTTGCGTATGACACTACGAATTTTTTTACAGAAACTGGAACTTTGTTACCAGTACGTTTGCCGTTTACTATCTCATCTTTATGCTTAGTGATAGTAGTAGATTCAGCAATATCAATCAATGCTTGTTCTAACTCTACTTTAACATCTAAAGGAACGTTTTTAGCTACGCCAAAATGCTGATTTTCAAAACTTAGTGGGGCACAAGTTGCAAAATCGTTTTCACGACTGTCGTTGTTAGTAATAGTTACAAGCCTGGTTTTCATAGCTTTTCTTTTTTGAACAGCTATAAAGTTACGACGTTCTTGTAAAGGACTAATTGTGTTTGAAACTGAAGGAGCTGTACGGGTAATAACTTCAGCAATTTCCTCGTTTACAGGTTCTTCTTTTATTGACGGTCCTTCCGACTCAGCAATTAAAGCTATAAGTTTTGGGGTACTGACATTTTTTGGAAAATCTAAACTTAATGCGTTTGCTTTAACAAATAGATCTTTACGTTCTTGAGTAGCCATTTTAATTCCATAAGGTTGATTAAAAGTTTTTTAAAAAAAGCCCCTTAATATTTAAGAGGCTTATAAAAGTACTAACTAGTTATTACTTAGAAGCACAAACTAGCATCTTTAACAAACGCTCTTCACGTAAGATTATAGAAGCGTACCACATGTTGTAGCTAAAAAAGCCTTGAGTTCCGTAAGGGTTACTCAACTCAATTTTAGACGGAGCCTGAGAGTTAAACTTAATCTTACCATTACCTTTAAGACCAACAGTAGCAAAAGAGCCTTCAGTTGGAAAAAGTATTGGAAACACATCAAAACGCTCTTCTCCGTTTGCGTAAGTACCAGATGCTACACCAGAAAAAGTATCTAGTGCCGCAGCAGATGCTGTACTAAGTACAGTCGTAGCTAAATCACCTTCGTAACTAGTAGGAACAACATCACCTGCACCAGCGTACACTAGCTGAGATTCAGATTCGATAAATCGAACGTCACCCATTGCGCCAACTTCACCTTCAGCAAGGTTTGTTGCATCTGCGTACTTGTATGCTGGAATGTACGCAAACTCTTTTTCAGTACCTACACCGCGAGTTAAGTTTTCAATATCGTACTTAACTTCTGGGCCAATAACGGCGTAATACGCTTTGTTAACTGTACGGGTATCAATTTTAGTTGATCCTGAAACAAGTTTAGTTGTTTTTACAGCACGGTTACGTACAAGCCTACGAACACCTTTACGAATAAGGTCGTAGCTGATTTTACTAAGACCATCAGTTGTACCGTCAGCCGCTGTAACATCAACACCAACAGTTTGTAGCGAAGCCGCACTTCCTGAAGGCATAAACGTAGTCGTAGACAACATATCTATCTGAATTAAATCTTCAGCACGACGGTTAGCTAAAAGACCAAGTTCTTCGCGATAATGAACTTGAACCTTATCTTCAGCAAACATCTCAACTTCATCAGTAAAATCAAGCATTTCACCGTAACGATTAAAAGAAGTCGAAATAGTAACTTTCTTGATGTTTTGCTTGTTAACAGCTCCGGCACCTTCAGCTAAAGCTGAATCTGTAACAATACCTGTTGATACGTCAACAATGTTACGTGAACTTAAAAAACCTTTAGCGGCAAACTCTGCAGCATCAGTTTCACGGTCGTAAATGTGTAACCATTTAGACACTTTGTAAGTAAGGCCCATTTTAAGAGGCATTGAACGACGATCAGCAAATTGAGCGTAAATAGAAACTGCGTTAGCAGCTATTACACCAGCTTTGTCGTAGTAGTGGACAACTGTGTTTTGTCCGTGTGTAGAATCACCAGTTACCCGGTCGGTTACGCCATAAACATTAGTTACAGACATAGTAAAAATTCCTTAGTTAGACGAATCGAGTTTTTTTCGCCATTCGTCGTAAGCTTCATCATTGTCATCGTCTAAATAGTCGATAACGGTTTTATCACTTCTACTTCGGGTATTTGAAGCAGAGCGTCTTTTTTCAGCCTCTGATGATGCTTTATCGGAATTAGAAACTACGGATTGTGTCTTTTTGTTTAACGCATCAACTTTAGATTGGGTTTCTAACCCTAATCTTTCTTTTTCGTTAAACGCCTGACCTGCAAGCATATAGTATTCAATGTCTGACTTAGTATTTCCATCTAAGATTTTAAGTTTTGTAGCTTCAGGAGCTACTTTTGCGTAAAGACCCGATTTTATATCACTATGCAAACCCATTAATAAATTAGGGTTACTTGCTAAATGATTTTGAGAACCGGAGTCCCATTGATTTTGTACAACATCAGCCGTAGTAACGTACTCAGCGTCTTTTCTCATTGAATTCACAGTATCCCGAAGGTTCTGTGTTGATTCATCTAGTCCGTGATCAGTAGGCGTATACGATGGCTGTGTTTTGTCGTCTTCAGCTAAGTCATAACTTTCAATTTTATGACTTTCCATAATTTTTCTAATAGCACCTTTGTTACCTTTAATTGCATCTAGTGCTAAATTAAATTGTTCATCGGTGATATTTCCTTCTTCCATTGCAGAAATTCGTTTTCTGTAAGGAGCTAACTGTTTTGTTTTACCTGTATAATTTACTGCTTTGCCAAATACTGTACCAAATTGTTCAAGCATTTCTTTAACAGTAAATTCGTATTCTTGGCCATCAGCTTTAAATTTTCTAACTTCTTTTGGGTCAAATGACGACATTTCTTCAGCATCGTCACTTTTACTGTCAGGTTCTTCTTTTTTGGCTTCAGGTAATTCAGCTGGTTTATCTTCTGATTTATCAGCTAAAACTTCATCCATTTCTTCAGTTTTTTCTAATGTCTCTTCTTTATCAAAAGCTTCAAGATCGTCATCAAGTTTAACGTCGTCATCATTATTTTCTTTTAATAAAACTACGTCATCAGCCGCTTCGTTTAATTCTTCAGATACCTCTTTTTCAGGGTTTTCCAGTTTTCGTAACTGACGTATGCCCTCTAAAGGATCAACGTCATTATTAAAAATATCTTCTTGAGTTTCGACATCCATGATTAGTGTCCTTGATCAGAAGCTTCTAACTCTGCCAATTCTTCATCATTATAAACTGGATCAACTGCAGCTTCGTAAAACTGATCGACTGTTTGAAAAAAGTATTGCAGATTGCTGGCGGAAATTAAATCTTCCATAACACCAGGTCTACGATGTTGTTCGCTAATTGCCGGTACTGCTAACAGACTAACAGACGCTAAAACTTTTTCTTTTAGGTAACCGTCTTCAATAACTAATTTAAAATTTGGGTCTTTACGTAAAGCGTTAAGAGCTTTTCCCATCAGTATATGATGTTCAACTATTTCAGAGTTAACTTCCATTAATGCTTCATTTTGTTTGCTATTTTGGTTGCTCATTTTATTTCCTATTGAGTCCGTAGTTTAATTATATTATCTGCATGTTAAAACAAATGTTATTGTTTGGTCAACTTTCTTTACTTAGAAGGTTTTGCCCTACCCTCGTTTTGTTCTCGCTGTTTCATTAAATCGCTATTTCTGTCATGGTCTTTTTCAACCATTTTTTCGCTAAATTCATTACCTTCCGCTTTACGTGTAAATTCCAAATCTTTAAGATCACTATCAGAGTTAAGGTGGTTAGCTCTAGCTTCATCAAGAGCTGCTTTAGCAGTTTTGGCTCTAATGTCAGTTTCATTTTCCATAGCTCTTGAACGTCTTTCCATAATTTCAGATTTAAGTTTTTCCATTTCAAGCTGCTTCATTTCCTCTGCGTAAGGATCAGGAGTAGGTTTAAACTGCTCTATTGCTTTAGCAAGATCGGGCATTTTTTTCAGTTTAGCAATTTGAATCATAATCATGTTAAGCATTTCAGGTGGTATGCTTTGACCGAGGGTTTGTAACAAAAATGCCATACTTTGAGATTTAGCTGCGTCATCTTCAGCAGTACTAACCTCAATAGATATGTCTATCATTCCTTGTAAATCATCACGTTTAATAGGAACAAATTCTTCGTTAGTAATACGAACAATTTCTTCTTCTTGAAGAAACTCTGCGTTATAAGATGTCCATTTACGCATCATAGGTTTAATAAGATTTTCCGCAATGTTACGAACAATGTCTAACCTACGTGTAGATACGGCATCTATGACTCCACCTGCTGCTTTAGCGGTACTTCCTAATCCTTGGCCGTTAACTCCTTCACTAAAAGATTTAACGCCTAACATGCTTTCTGTGTCGTTATTAAGCATTTGCAATACGTTAAACACAGAACTAGGTATTTGGTTATAGCTTCCTTCATACAAATTACCAGCAACACCGTTAAATTTAAAATTATTTCCGTTTAAAAAACGTTTTTCATTTGTATTATCAAGCATTCCGTGAGGAATACCTTTTTGGCTATTATTTGAATTAGCCATGTTATCTACAATACCGCGTTTAATGGCAGTAATTAGTTTTTGATTATCTCCAATAAGTTCAGCGTTTGCTTCTCCGTGCATAACAAAAGGAATAGAGTTATTGGAAACTACTAAAAAAGGAATTTTTTTATCAGGAAACGGATTAGATTGAAGTTGAATAATGGTGTTATCTACCCAGGTACAAACAATCGGTTCTGCAATACCGTCGTTGTCCATATCAAAATTACCCCAGTACTCATAAACTAGTAATTTTTTACGGGCATCATCTCCAAATATAAAGTCTGTTTCGTCTTCTTCTTCAAAGTCTCCTTCAGCGTCACTTCCAGAAACTTTATTTATTTTATCTAAATTTTTGTACTTACCTGAACTTCGTAATGAGCTTAAATCACTCTCGTACCTATGGATAAAAAACTGAGCTTTTTCAATATCGCCCATGGATGTAGGGTCAATATAGGTATCTTCCATTCGGCAAATTTCAGCATCTGGTCTATTAACAAGTACTTTAATTTGTTTTACTTCAACTTCGCTTGTTACTACTTGTTTGCCTGTTTCTGGATCAACTCCGTATACCGGCATTAAAACTTTTTCAACTTTGTCTTCATACGTCCAAGACGTTTTAACAACTACCGTGCCTTCTTTGTAAAAAAGTTTAATAACGTCAGTCATAAATTTATAACGAGGAAACTGGCGACAAAACTGATAATTAAGAAGTAACTGGTTTTGTTCTGCTGCTTTACGATCTTCAAATGTAATAGGTTCACACTTAATAACTTCGTTGCTAGAAACAAAAGGATCTTTAATAGAAGCGTGTTGCCATTCGTCTTGACGTTTGATATCTCTAGAAACTATTGCAGACTTGTTTTTTACTTCATTGCCGTAAGGCTTACCGTCGTATTCGGCTTTCCATCCGTCTACTTTTGTTTCCATATGCATACGAAGAGTATCCGCAGATTTCATATCTGCTTTTAGAGCACCCAGTATTTCTGATTTAGTTAATTTTTTTGGTAAGTCTTTCATTTATTACTCTCAGCAACCAACAATTATTACGGTGTTACTTTCGCAGCCTGATTTAGTAGGTGTAGCCCAAGTAAACTCAAGTTCAGAACTTCCTTCTGATACACCTGTACAAATTACTGATATCACGGCACCAACATTAGTAACACCGGAAACCGTTAGGTTAGCATTATTAGACGTAACACTAAAACTAGATAAGGTTTCGGAAGCAAGATACTTTTCACTTAACGTAAAAGTAAAAATATCTATTTTGCCAACTTGTAGAGGTCTAATAAAAACAGCCATAATTAAGAAGCCGGAAAATTTACAGTTAAATTAGCAGCAGTAGAATCTTCGCCGTTAACAAACGTGGTTGTTGTAAGTGTTATGTCTACACCTATAACTAAATCTATTACTTCAGAACCAGAACGTAATTCGACAGCATCAGCCGTTTGTGTATCTACTCCTGTTATTGTAACTACTCCTGCGGCTGGAAAAACAGCTACTGCTCTACCTGCATTACCGTTATTTGAAGCAGTAAAAGAAGTAACTGGATGAGTAGCTAAAACATTTGCACCAGCTAAAACAACTAGGCTTGCTCCAGCAAAGTTTGATGCAAAGTTTTGTGCTTGTTCTAAAGTTGTTGCTGCATTTAATGATGGCATTTTTAGTCCTTATGGATAAGTTATGTTGTTGCTTAAGTATTCTTGATCAATATTATTGTCTAAATATAACTGGTTTATATTCGTATTGCTATTTATTACAATTACTAGGCCTGAAACTGTAATAAACCCTTCTGTTGTTAGGTTAGGTAAAGAAAAAGAACCGCTTATGCTTACAGGTGTTGAAAAAGTAGCATCAACTAAACCAATTGTGGTTAACACGGGTAAAGTTATATTGCCCTCAATAACGGGCGAAGGTACGTTTGACGTTACTACTCCCGCTACAGTAAATAAGGGTAAAGAAAAACTACCTGTTATTACGGGTAAAGGTACAACTGCACTTACAGAACTTGTAAAACTAGCTAAAGGTAAAGTTACGTTACCTGACAATACAGGTGTTGGCACACCCGAAAATTGGTTACCTGTAATTGTAAGTACAGGTAAAGTAAAGCTTGCAGATAATACTGGAGCAGGAATTTCTGCTGATTGGTTACCTGTAACTGTAATTAATGGGAAAGCAAAAGAACCCGATAATTGCGGTGCCGGAAGACCTGCGTTTATTGAACCACTAGTATTAACAAACGGAAAACTAAACGATCCAGTTAATTCTGGTGAAGGAAGAGTTACTGAAACGTTTCCTGACGTAAGAAATGAGGGTAAAGTAAAAGAACCGTTAACAACTGGTTGAGGTAACATTGCAATTACGTTACCGGATACTGTCAAGGCAGCAAGTGTAAACTCACCATTTATAATTGGTTGCGGTAATGCCGCAGTAATCGACCCACTAACTACTAAAGAGGGTAAACTAAAACTTGCTGTTAAAGTTACGCCACCGCTACTGGGTGTGGTGCGCTTAAATACATAAGTTGCACTTCCCGATGTACTGTCATTTACGTAAGCAGACTGGTCACCTGCAGCGTCGTAAAAACCTGTTACAGCTAAGTCATCTGCTAGCTCTTCAGAAAGTCCACCAAATTCGTCATACCACGCATTCCTGTTTACTGTGGTATCTAGTGTACTAGTTCCATAAACTTCACCAGTGAGAGAGCCAAATACAGTCTCAGCAGCTTCTAAGCCATTAAGGTTAGCGGGTGACGTATCCCACGAAGGCCCGTCTTCCAGTAAGAAACTACCTACATACGCCCAAGAGTTACCACTAGCATCAGTCCTTGTATCTCCTACTGCAATGGCATTGCTTACATCTGCAGCAATCCACCACGCTGTAGTAGCTATTTGGTTTTGTTTCTCTATGCTTAGTTGGTCTTCTTCTTTTGCACGATACGATACCCTAATTTCTGAGATTATTTGTGGGTTTCTACCAAAAGGAGAGTCATCCGCGCTTAAAAATATCCCGGCCCTGTCAAGGGTAGGAAAAGATGAATTATGTGCTATGTTTTGCGATAAAGCGCCATCATTAACCCATATTAAGTTACCTAATGACGAACTCTCTCGTGCTGCAAAGAAACTGTAGGTAGATTCATCTCTAAAAACTGTTGAAGTAGTAGGTGCATTCCCATTTCTTAAATACTCTAAAACCCCGGCTG